GGGTACAGATTTTACTATCTTCCAGGAAGGGTGTCCTTTTACTCTGGTTGACTATGAACCCTTTAACCCCGGTAGCACTAAGCAAATCATTAATAGAATCGGTAAGTGGTGGGACCCCATCGATAAGACTGATGGGCATATTGAAGCAGAACGGAATAAGGATAAGGTAAAGTTAGAAAGGGCTAAGACCTATGGATGGAAGATCAATGAAAACAACCTCGGAACGTTATCAGACAGTGCTCCTGCCGCTACACGACAACTTGTACGTCGAATACTCTTTGAATCAAGACGGCGATTATTGGAGGATTGGGTCAACCTTTCTTTGGAAGACGATAAAATCCATGGCAGGTTTAACGGAATCGGAACGTGGACACATCGTATGTCGCACACCGACCCTAACATGGGAAACATATCCGCCCACAAAAGTATCAAGTACACAAGTACCGAGCTTAACTCCCTTGCTACTTCACTTGGCGGCAGAATGCGTAGCTTATTCACTGCCAGTCCCGGAATGGTGCTCGTCGGTACTGACGCAGAAGGGATACAATTACGAATATTTGCCCACCTTATAAATGATAAGCCATTTATTGAAGCACTAATCAAAGGTAAGAAAGAAGATGGGTCGGACCCACACACGATTAATCAGAAAATCTTGGATGCGAATTCTAGAGATGACGCTAAGACATTCATCTACGCTTTCCTCCTTGGAGCAGGAGTTGCAAAGGTTCAATCGATCCTTAAGAAAACAAAGCAAGAAGCATCCAAAGCAAGAGACTCATTCATCGTTGCGTACCCAGGTTTAAAGAAGTTAAAAGAAGAAGTTATTCCTTTAGATGCAGAACGTGGTTATTTTACTGGACTTGACGGCCGATATGTGGTATGCTCTTCTGAGCACCTGATGCTAGCAGGCTACTTGCAAAACGCAGAAGCTTGCATTATGAAGCACGCTAATATCCTCTGGCGTGAACGCTTGAATGATCTCGGAATACCATTCAGGCAAGTTAACTTCGTCCATGACGAATGGCAAACAGAGTGCTTACAAGAACATGCTGAACTAGTAGCTCAAGTACAACGCCAATCTATTGTAGATACGGGCATTGCCCTTAAGGTTCGTTGTCCACTAGCAGGTAGTTCTAATATCGGATTGACTTGGTACGATACACATTAATTTAGAAAGGTAATGATTGTATGAAAGAGATTAACGAAGATACTAAGCTAGAGCCCTGGAACGCAGACATCTCCTTCGTTCAGAAGAACCCACAAGGTGGGACTATTACTATTGCTGCCTCAAGTGAAGAGGAAGCTCGGGCTGTTATCACAGAGATGTTCCCAGCTGATTCAGAACTAAAGATTATTCAAGTATACCCTGAGTCTCAATGCCCCTCTATTCGAGAGATCCTAGCTAAGCGAGCTTCTTCACCTATGGATAAGAAAGAGATTAACTAATATGAATATTGTATATCTTCGTGGTACTGCTCTATGGTCCAACCTAACTGAAGTTGATAAGTTCGGAAACTTTGGAACCAATCTAATTCTAGACGACGAGTCACTTGCTCTTTTCCGTAACTTAAAGGTTAAGGCTAAGACTAAGATTGATGAGAAGTCCGGTAAGCAGTATGTACGTATCAACCGTAAGCAGTACCGTACCGACAAGGATGGTGAACGACACGACAATGGTCCGATTAAGATTGTCGATAAGGAAGGCAATGATCATCCTGATAACATTGGCAATGGGTCAACTATCGTATGCAAGTTGATTGTGTACGATACTCAAGCTGGCCGTGGCATGCGACTAGAAGCAGTCATGGTTGAAGACCTGAAAGAATACACTAAGCCCACAGTTACCAAGTCAGATAGTGTGGTTCCTTTCTAATGCAGAAGTATATCTGTAAATTTTGTGATAAAAGTTACGGTAATATTTGCGTTGACCAACACGCTGCTGCACATTGTACCAGCCTGTCCGATAAAGATATCTCAGAAGCTAAGACCAAGGCCAAGCTGTTAGATGTCATCGGTAAGTTACGCAAAGCCGTATCAACATCGGGACATTAATTAATGAAGAACATTACAACGCTAGTAGCTGACATTCATAATGTGCTCAACACTGGTAAGATTAATCCAGAGCTAATAGATGAATTCACTACTAACTTGAATGGTCTTCTGAAGCATAGGTTCTCAGGGGAGGCTGAAAAGCCTTCCTTGAGGATGTCTAATTTTGGTAAACCTAATCGTCAACTATGGTATTCGATTAATAAACCGGAACTAGGTGAACCCCTACGACCAGAAGTCCGACTCAAGTTTCTATATGGTGATCTAGTAGAGCAAATTATGCTCTTGCTTATTAAAGCTTCTGGTCACACTGTTACTGGTACACAAGATGAACTTAATCTCAATGGTCTCAAGGGACACCGAGATGCTATTGTTGATGGTGTATTAGTAGATGTAAAGAGCGCTTCCTCCTACGCCTTCGATAAGTTTGCTTATCACACACTAAATAAGGATGATGCCTTCGGTTATATCGACCAGCTATCACTATACCTAACTGCATCACAAGATGATGTAGAAGTAAAGAAGCAAGCTGCATTCGTAGCTGTCAATAAAGAGAATGGAAAGATCGTAGTCGATACTTACTCATTAGAGAAGAAAGACTACACTAAGGAACTAACAGCTAAACGTGGTATGCTAGCTGAACCTAATCCACCTAATCGTTGTTATGATGATATCGAGGATGGAAAGTCTGGCAATCGTAGGCTAGGTGTTAACTGTTCTTACTGTCCATTCAAGAAAGAATGTTGGCCAGGACTTCGTACATTCCTTTCTAAAGGTGAAGCTCCTAAGTATTTAACCAAGGTTGTACGAGAACCTAACATGGTAGAAGTGGTAGATGGCAAGATCAAGGAACCGAAAACAACGGTCGAAAGTAATTCCTTACCAGGGTATAAATTTTAAATCTAAACTAGAGATTGAAATATACAAACAACTACGTAAGTGTAAGACACACGAAATACGATACGAGAAAGTTAAACTACCTTACATCCTAGAACGACAGTACATCCCAGACTTTATCTGTAGTGGTAAGAATGGGATGTTCTTTATTGAGGTTAAGGGTTATCTTCGACCAGAAGATAGGACCAAGATGTTAGCTGCTATTGAAGCCAATCCTGGTCTAGACCTACGACTTCTATTCTCTAAGGATAATGTATTACGTAAGGGTTCTAAAACAAAGTATTCCGATTGGTGCAATAAGCACGGCATCAAGTATGCAATCGGAACCGTTCCTAAGGAGTGGTTTATTTGAGGACTTTCACCGAACTACAACGATATTGTAATATTTTACTAGGTAATGCCAAGGAGAGTAAGACTATTTTAGAATCAGCTATTAATTATTTAGAGTTACACAAATGTCAAATTGCCACCTCGTAATTCCAGACGCTCACGCTCAAAAGGGAGATAAGAATGATAGAGCCATTTGGCTTGGTCGTCTCATTTGTGACCTTAAACCTGATACCGTTGTTGATCTCGGTGACAGCGCTGATATGCCTAGTCTTTGTTCTTATGACAAAGGGACGAAGTCTTTTGAAGGACGAAGGTACAAAGATGACATCAATGCGTACCTTGACTTCCAAGACAAACTCTGGTCAACTGTACGTAGTTCTAAAAAACGATTACCTAGGAATCGAGTGCGTCTTATTGGTAACCACGAGCAACGTATTGAACGAGCTATTAATATCCAACCCACACTTGAGGGTGTTATTGGTTACTCCGATTTGCAACTGGATAGATATTACACTAATGTCGTCGGATACGTGGGAAGCACGCCAGGAACGGTTGAACTTGATGGTATCATCTATGCTCATTACCTTACCTCGGGAGTCGCGGGGAGACCTGTATCCGGTGAGCATCTTGCATACACGCTCTTGACTAAGAAGTTCCAATCGTGTACAGTAGGCCATAATCATACACTTGATTATTGCACTAGGACTAATGGTCGTGGTGAGAAGATCATGGGTCTATGTGCTGGTGTCTTTAATGAACGACACATGACATGGGCTGGTGAGATGAATAAGATGTGGACTCGTGGCGTAGCTATCAAGCGTAATGTATACAATGGTGTGTATGATCTAGAATGGGTAAGTTATGACAGACTTCGAAAAGAATATATGTAATCTACCTGGATACAAACCAGTAGATTTATCAGTACTATTTAAGAGTAATTAATATGAACGAAGAAGAGCGAGCTAAAGCAGCCTTAGAGTTTCTTACCTTATCGGAAGTACTTGAATGGTCGGGTATGACAGAAGAGGATGCTTTAGCTTTCCTTCTATATCATGGTGCTATTAGAATTCCAGATGAAGTATTTGAATTGAAAGAAGAAGATGGGCAAGACCTATAAGGATCGAAAAGATTATCATGACAAAGGTGGGAAGCGAGCATTTAAACGTAATCGCAATCCTATTGCCCGTGGGTTACACACTCCTCTATATCGACCGAGACGAACTGAGGATAAGCGTGACTCTATTATAGAACATTTAGTTAAAGAGGATATTAAGTATGACCAAGGAGACGACCTTTCCGAAACCATTTCGATCCCAACTAGGTTACACGATCTTTAAGGAAAAGTATAGTCATGAAGGTGCTGAGACGTGGGAGTTGCTATGTGAGAAACTCGTTCGTCGTGTGTGTGATAAGTTACCTAAAAGCGATCAAGACGAACTTATCCAAATCATGTCAAACATGGAGTTCATTCCTGGTGGACGTTATCTGTATTATGCTAACCGTCCTGTTTCTTTCTTCAATAATTGTTACTTACTAAAAGCAGATGAGGATACCCGTGAAGATTGGGCATACCTTTCTTGGAAAGCTGAGTCTTGTCTTATTACTGGTGGCGGGATCGGTGTTGATTACAGCATCTATCGGCCTAGTGGCTCTCCTATATCTCGTACCGGTGGTGTAGCTTCCGGTCCTATTCCTAAGATGATGATGATCAATGAGATTGGTCGTAACGTAATGCAAGGTGGAGCACGTCGTAGTGCCCTTTATGCTTCGCTACGCCACTCTCATAGTGATATCAATGAATTTCTAGAAGTTAAAGATTGGGATAACCAGAAGGTAGCAGGAACAGATGCCACTATTGGGGATTTGGTGCGTGCTAATTTTGCTTATAACGCTCCGCTTAGCTGTACTAATATTTCTGTAAACTACGATACTGCTTGGATTGAGAACTTCAAGAAGACAGGAGATGTAGGTGAGGTATTCAAAAAGAATGTTAGGATGGCACTCCGTAACGGGGAGCCTGGATTCTCTTTCAACTTCTACGACAAAGAAAATGAAACACTTAGAAACGCTTGCACTGAAGTATCGTCATCCGATGACTCAGACGTATGCAACCTCGGATCAATTAATCTTGCTCGAATCAATGATAAAGATCATTTTAGACGAGTAGTAGAACTCTCTACTAAGTTCCTGTTATGTGGTACACTAAAGGCTGACTTACCATATAAGAAGATCTATGAGGTACGAGAAAAGAATCGTCGTCTTGGTCTTGGTCTTATGGGTGTTCATGAATGGTTAATGAAGAAGTCTAAGCGTTATGAAGTTGATGATGAACTACACCAATGGTTATCAATCTACAAGTCTACGTCTGAGGAAACTGGTCGTACTACTGCTGACGCTTTCGGTATTTCTCGTCCTGTTGCCTATCGTGCTATTGCTCCTACCGGTACTATTGGTATTCTTGCTGGTACTAGTACTGGTATCGAACCAATCTTCGCGATTGCTTATAAGCGTAGATACCTCACAGAAGGCAAAAGGTGGAAATACCAATATCACGTAGATCATATTGCAAATGAACTAATCAAGGAATACGGACTTGACCCTACGAAAATCGAGACTGCAAGTGACCTTGCCAGAGACTATGAGCGACGTATTGCTTTCCAAGCCGACATCCAAGACTATGTGGACATGTCTATCTCGTCTACTATCAATCTACCTGCTTGGGACCCTATTGATCCAAGTGTTGATGCTGACACTTTTGGAAACACTTTGGCCCGATATGCTCACCGTCTTAGAGGCTTCACTGTTTACCCTGATGGGGCACGTGGTGGCCAGCCCCTTGTACCTATGGATTACAATGAGGTACGCCACAAACTTGGAGAAGAGTTTGAAGAATCAAGTGAAGTTAACGATGTATGTTCATTAAATGGTGGCGGTGTATGTGGAGTTTAAGTAATTGAAGCAAGTCAAGATTGCTAATCTAATTTATAAGGTATCGCGTAAAGCTGGTCTCACTAGTGATGATGGTCAACTTGCCTATGGTATCATTTCTAATAATAAACAAACTATCGAACTAGAAACTGAATTCCCTTCTCAAGATAAATATAAAGAAATTGTACTACACGAGGTTATCCATGGTGTGATTGATCAATATGGTATTGATAATCTAATCACACATGAGAATATGGAACCAATCGTTTCGATTCTAGCTCGTGGTCTAATGCAAGTCTTCCAAGATAACCCTGATCTAGTAAAGGAATTATTTAATGGAAAAGCAACTAAATCTACTAACCGACGATGAATGCACTTGTTCTCAATGCAAGACACCAATCAAAGTAAAGACTGTAGATGACTTGAATAAGAAGCCTAAGACAAAAGAAAAGCCAACCAAAGATAAATACTCTGGCTGGCGTCCTTAATCCCGAAGCCTCCTGTCTTAAATGACAGGGGGTTTCTTTGTTTGTAGTGTTTTACTTCTTTTGCTTAGCTCTAGCTGTAGCCATCACTTCTTGTATCGAAGCTGCTGGTATTTTAGCTGTCTCTTGAGCAAACATCTCATTCATTTGTGAAATGAGACCATCTAGTTCCTGAGCTAACTCAGGTGTCGGTTGAGATTTAAATAGCTGAGATGTCTCTAGTATCTGTTGTCTCATACCATCGAACTTATCCTTAGGCCATGAGTAGGTAGATGTACCATCATACTGGTTATTACCTGCTGATAGTGATGAAGGATTATCAGATCTTGCCAGATCAATTCTATCTTGTAGATTAGCGTCAGCACCTAATCCTCGTGGAGCACGACCACCAATCTTACCACCATTAGCTGTAGGTGATAGTGCATCGATGTTTAGTCCCGCTCTACTATAAAGACTACGGATACCATTAGCTAGATCATTAGTCTGTAGCTTGATGATAGGTGTTAGCTGTCGTGTTACTACATTCATCTGCTCGGCTAGTAGTGTAGCTTCTTGTAGATCACCAGTACGTTGTGTATTGCTAGGTGGTGCAGCCTTGTATGCTAATTCACCTACTGGATTAAATTGAGAAGCAGAGAACTCACCGGTATTAGGATTGAAGTCAATCTTAGCGTATCGTACTCTATCAATGAAACCAGATTTAACAGAATCAATTGTAGTTTTATTGACTGTAAGACCAGTGTTCAATGCGAAGGATACGTAACCATCTAGTATTCGTGGTTCACGAGAACCAATAGCTTTAACTTGATTGGTCATATCTTGAGTAGTAAGCTTCTGGAAGATCTCCATTTGCTTAGCCTTAGACTCTTCTGGCTTTAAATTACCAGAGCTATCCTTTACTGCAATACGTCCAATCCAACCTACGTTCTCTGGTGCGAATAAGAATGTAGCGGCTTTGCTCCTAGCTACAGGATCAGTATTCTTGTCTAAGACTAGACGCACCACATCATCAGTTACTGCCTGAGTTACAGATGATGGATTGAGTGAAGCATTACCATACTCTTTGATGTTTCTAATCTTAGAATCTGCATTAGCTAGTGATGGTGTACGACTAGTAAGAGCATCTGCTAACATCATCTCTCGTGCTGTACGATTAGCAGCATCTGCTAGCCCAGAGATAGAAGGACTATCACGTAAGGTAAGCATTTGAGATGCTACTTGTGGACCGTAGGCTTTATTAGCAATATTGAATGCTCGGCTATGTTCATCATTAAGTAGACGTTGCTGACCATCAGCTAGTACTGTCTCAATCTTCCTAGTGTTAGAATTGAATGCTCCCCAATCTTTATTCAGTAGTGGAGAATAATGAGCATCAAAGCGTTCTGTGTATGTCTTGATCGTATCTTCGATATCCTTACGTTCCATACGACCAGCATTCACTAGTGATACACCACCACTATCATTATGTAATCGATTGGATAGACGAGCTAACCATTGGTTACGTAGTTCACCAATAGAAAGATTCAATTCTTCTTGCATTTTAGGTGTGAACAATGAAGGATCGGCTTGGAACTTAGTAGCCATCTCATTGATCTCTTTAAAGGTAACACCCTTAGAAGTCATACCTTGTTTTACGAAAGCATTAAAGTCTTGACTTAGTGTCTCATTGACACCAGCCATAAAGACTTGCTTGTCTTCAGCAGCAATGCCAGTCTTAGCTGTATGAGCAGCAATAATCTGTGCTGTTCTATTCTTAATCTGGTTCTCACCGGCTAGCATAGACTCCATCTCTGGACGAGGAACAGGAGCACCACGCTTAGCTTCAATACCAGCGATATCAATACCAGCTTTGATTAACTCTTGACGTACAGTTTCGTTACGCTTATCCTCGGCTGGCATGGTGTCGTACACATCTTGCCTTAGGGATTTGATAAGTGCTGAAGCTGGTTTAATACCAGTCATATCCTGGATACGACCATCGATATAGTCCTTATATCCAGAATACTTATACCGTAGCTCACGAGCAATCTGGTCTAACTGTAGATTGTAGTAAGTATCCTTGACTACACCCATACGATTAGCTTGCTGTAGCTTAGCAGCACGATCTAGTTCACTATTGATCTGAGGTGGAATAGCATCAGCAGGAGGTGGATTACCAGCAAACATGTAGTTACTGATAGTCTGATCCTGAACAGCTTGTACTTTATTACGTACATCTTCTGATGCTTCTCGTTTAATAGAAGAATCAATAGCGTCTACGCCAGCTTTGATAGTATCTCCTAGAGCACCTAGAAGGGAGGACCCGCTACTAGCGGTTGTCTTACCTTGAGAGTACTGTAGGAAGGACGGTTCATTACCCGCCCCTCCTGAGATTGTGTTTGCAGTAAAGTCAACCATTACTGTGCATTCCTTTTATCCATTAGGTTATTGAAACGCTGAGCATTCTGTCTAGCGTAGTCATACTGTAGACGATCGGTTACTAGAGTTTGATGGCGCTTAGCCATCTGTGAGAACCACCGTTGAGTTTCATCCGGTTGGATTCCACCGAGAACAAAGAGTGCTCTCATTCGGTTCTCATATTTCTCCTGCAATGCAATGTCTGAAGTTTGTGTCCAAAGATTATAGAACTGTTCTGCTTGCTTTAGTACATCCTGCTTAGCCTTCTTCTCTTCTCTAATGGACTTGATAGTGTTGTGGTATTCAGCCACAGCAGCTGGTTCTAGTCCAAAGACAGAGTTGATTAATGTCTGAGCAGGAGTAATATTGTTAAGTAGAACATCTTCATTCTTAGTATGGTACTCCATATAGTTGAGACCATAATAAAGTTTACGAGCTTGATTAAATGAGCTAAAGTTCTCTAGTACATCTAGGAAATCCTGAGGTTCAAGAACCCTATTAGGATCTTTACCAGTAGCTAAGGAGACTAACTTCTCTCCTGAAATACCTACTAGTGTTCCTACAGTTGATAGTGCTTGTCTTGTACTCTTGACACCAGCACCACCTAGTAGATCTACTTTACCCCAAAATCCTTTATCATCATTGATCAAGTCATTGATGAAAGGATTACCATTAGGACCGTATGACTCCTTAACATTATACTTCATACCGGTAGCCCATTCAAGTATTGTTGCTGGGATACCTTCATTAAATACTTGAGCTACCTTGTTCTCGTCTGTCTGAATACCACGAGTTCTAAGAGCATTGAAGTACAGCTGCTGGACAGGTCCTAGAGCGCCCGTAACAGCCCCTACAGCGCCCACTGGCACACCGTAGGCTAGGGACATAGCCGTAACCATCCGAAGCTTCTCAGCGGTCGTTAAACGGCTTCTTCCTAAGTGCTTGTCTTGTACTCTTGACAGAAGCTGTTCAGTTAGACGGGTAGCATACCCAAAGAACTGTGTAGTAGGACCTAAAACTCCTGTTTGCCATGGGGCAAGAGAAGCCTGAGACATGTTATTGTTTAGTAGGTCAGCCCTAGGTAAGATAACATCCTTGGCAATCTGATCTGAGAATGCACGAGTAGGATTGGCTTTACGCCATTCTAGATACGCTGCGTTCCAGGCACCATATCGTGTTAACTTCTCACCTTCGTTGAAGAACACTGCACTGTGGTCCAAGAACTTCTGGACACCAGTGTCGATAACCTTAGGTGATAGGTAGTCAGCTAAGTAAGCATGCTCCTTACCAACATGGAAGAAACCAATCTTTCTAGCTGCTTCATAAGACTCTAGGAAGTGATTGCTATCCCAACCCCATGATACTGCCCTAGCTGCTGCATCTCTTATAATACGAGACTCAGCAGTTACTTCTAGACTACGCATCATAGTAGCACCAAACATAGCTTGGGCTGTATTGATAGGACCAGCTACACCAGCCATACTGACGTATGTATTAAGCTGCTTGAAGAACTGGATAGGATTGAACATACTCATATTAGTAGTGAATGCTATACTCTTAAAGAATTGAGCAGGTGTCTTTATTGCACCTAGCATTAGTGGATCGACAACATTAACCGTATTGACTATACGATTAGTAGCATTATCACCAATGGTAGAGGCTACTGATTCTAGTACATGATTTACAGTACGATTGAAATCATCTTTTAAACCTAGCATATTAGTGATAGCTCTGCGTGAATTACGAGCTTGAGCTAGAAGTTCTTTAGGAGCAGACTTATCAAAGTTACCATTGATAATATACTGTACTGGATTCTGCATTAGTACATCGAATGGTAATTTATATGCACCATGGAACTCAGCCATGAACTCAGTAATAGCACGAGCTTTAAGATCACCAATGTACCGACCTCTAGCAAAGTCAGTAGTGATTCTGTTCATTACTTCTACTGGATCAAGGATACGTGCTGGACGTAACTGTAGTAGTGGATTGTTTACAGATCCATTGTTGACAATAGTATTCAATAGCTCACCACGTTCAGTAGCAAACTTAAGATTAACTTCACCATTGTATAGATTATAAACACTATCTCTAACGTCACGGAAACCAGGGAAAGCATCACCAATCTTGTGAGCTTGTTGTACTGTCTGGTTCATTTCAGTTACGTAGAAAGGTGTGTTATGATTTAATGGACCACCACGTTGAGAAAACTGTCTAACAAAATCATTATAAGTATATGGAAGGTGCTGTGCAAGATATGCCCGAAGACCTACGTTATCACCTGTAGCTAGTAATTCACGAGCCCTATTCAGGTGATTACTATATAGTTCAGCTTGTTGGCGAGTGTCAAAATGCAATACATTATTGTCCCCGTAATAATAAGACGATGGACGATTTCCGCCATAAGATACGATGTTTGGTTGCCGAACAAAATACCCACGATCTGGATATTGAATATGAAAACCATCACGATAGGGGACTTGAGTTAAGGGTATCGGGGAATTCTGAAACTCTTTGGTCATTACGTAGTCTAGTGTGGGACCATTTCGGACTAGGTTATTTACTGTATCTCCTAACGGCATCCGACGTAGATTCTCAGCACCTTGCTCACTGAGTTGGATAATCTTGTATCCTTCACTGAGCATAGTCTGTATTGTCTGATCACCAAATCCAGGAGTGACTGTTGATGTACGGCGTACTAGATCAGGGTTCTGATCCCAGATTATTACATGTCCTACTTCACGACCACGACTATCAAAGTGGATATTAGGTACTACCTTACCTTCGATAACATTCTTCATCTTAGTATTGATTGCACTACCGTTTTCCACTACCCTATCTAATGGTAAGGAGAACATCTCTAAACCGATACGTGCTTTAGAAGTATACACAGATAGGTTACGAGCCATTAGATCAGCTGAGTGAAGCTGTAGATAAGTGAAGTACGCTTCCGTTTCCTTAGCAGTAGGAAGTCGGTTATGATACTGGTTCCAGTCACGTTCAAACTCAGGCAGTGTCCTAGAGGATACTCCTGGTGTCTGTGATCCTGGTGCTAATGTTACTTGCTGGTTACGAAGGAAAGCTGTTAGATCATTCCTACTCTGACGTGGTAATGAACCAATCTCTTCTGCTCTAGCTTTGATTAAAGCAGTCATATTGGAACTACCATACTGAGCTACCTTAGCTTGACGGATAGTATCCTGAGCTACAGTATCTTCTGATGATCGTAAGAAGCCAGCGTATGTATTGATAAGACCACCAGGAGTCTGGTGATTAGTCTCAACCATAATCTGATTGAAGACAGAAGCATTAGCTTCGTCGATATTCTTCTCTAGTTGAATCTTCCACTTACCACCATCTGCTTCAACAACCTTATAGTCCTTGAACTTATATAGGTCCTTAGCAGCTAGTTCAGCCTGTGACTTGAAATCAAACAAGGCACCGGTACGATCACCTACTTCGAATGTAACTTGTTCTACATTGGTTAGACGATTAACTGGTGTACTAGGATACACATTCAATACAGCATTATTCATATTAGGATAACGCATGTTGAACATACGTACCTCTTCATCTAATGCAGCATTGAGTACTTCTGGTCTAGCGATACTACGATCTACGAATGTGGTATCATTGAATACAGTCTTAAGAATTGACTGTGAATTAAATTCTAATGATTCCTTTAGACGTAGTGCTTGGTTCTGAGATAGGTTACCACTAGCATTAGTACGAAGTGAATTGATATCGAAGAGTGGAGAAGACCAAGCTTTTATTCTATCCCAACCTTGTGTACCAATAGTAGCACTAGCTGCTTTAGTATCTAAGCTAGCAACTACATCAGCTAATGCAGCTTGTGTAGTCTGTCCTACTGCATTGAGTAGGTTGCCTTGTGTTATGTTACGAGCACTAGTAAACTTAAGAAGACTCTTCATGCTATTACCTACTGGTAATGTAGCAATATCTAGAGCTAGACTTACGTTACTAAGGGCTTTGTCACTAGAACTATACTGCATAGCACCTTGTAAGAACTCACGAGCTTGGTGTAAGTTCTTACTTGCAAGGTACTCAGTAGCCTTGTCTAGCATACTAGCCGCATCATTAGTTGAAGCTAGGTACAACTGTGTGTATTGATCTTCACGATTAGTACCTGGAATATAGGGAGTGCCTACTTCTTTGAGTAGGTTAGAGAAGCGATAAGTATTAAGGAATGGTACGAAATTAGCAGCTACATCAGCTGCTTTATCTACCATACCTTGTTGTTTAATACGTCCTTCTACTTCCTCTAGTTTCTTTTGTACTAGTTCTTTAGTAGTGAGAATAGACTGAGCAGCATTGATTGTATCTAAAGACTCTTGCTTACGGTTAGCCATACTCTCTGAGAATGAAGCCACCTTAAAGAGTTCTTCTGTGCTCTTGTTAATTAAGTTACGAGCATACATCTCTTCTAGTACTGTATCAGGATTCTTTAGTTTAGCTAGTGGCATGTTACGCACTAGATCTAACTCCTCCTGAGTTACATTACCTTTACGAGAAGCAATATAATTACGTAGTGCATCTCTACGAACATTAGTCTCTCGTTCATATTCTGATACTACTGCTTCACTCTGATACCTACCGATGTCCTGAGACGTAATAGCGCTCATCAGGACGTCCTTTGCATCTGGACGCTCTAATGCTAAGGCATACTTATCTGCCCGTGTAGAGGCTACCTGAGGGTCTACAGGCACCATATTCTTAGTGACTACTGTAGACATATCTACTTCAGGTAGATTAGAAGGATCGGAAGTAAAGTCTACTGTTGGTAGATTACTGAAATCTAATACTGTTGCCATTACTTAGCCGCCTTAGGATCGAAGAGGGTAGCACCGATGTTACCAATCTTCTCAGAAGAAGAGAACAATGAACGACCTACATCTACAGTAGCATTAGCTGTACTTAGATCAGCCTTAGCATTAGATGTAGCTTCGTTAGCTGTGAATAGTTGTTCACCGATATTGATATTCTGAGCTAATGCTAAACTATTCTGGCCTAATGATCCTTCAATATTACCAAGGACACCACCTGCTACGCTACCGAAGTTAGCACCAGCAGCAGCTAATGAAGAATTAGCTTGTGCACGAGCACGCATCTCATCCTGGAATAGTTTACGTTGTTCACGTTGAGCCGTGAGTTCAGCTTGTTGACGACGTAGTTCCTCAGCCTTATTTGTAGAATCAGCTAAGGCTTGGCTAGCATCTGCTTGTTTCTTGTAGCCGTAAGCAGACGTGGCTATACCAGCAGCTGCTGTTGATAAAGCGATAACTGTTGCTGTTGCGAATGGCATTATTTAACCTCTATAGAAAAGAACTTCTCTTCTTCTTGAAACCCTAGTTTAGTATAATACCTTTCTAGGGGTGGGTTCTTACGTGATGACACAAGTATCTTGTTAGCTTGATGTTCCTTAGCCCATGAGAAGAACATGTCTAGTAGCATCTTACTGTGTCTACGGTACGGTTTACGTACTGCCCATACTATCTCTTGTGCTGTTCTAGATTTGAATAGTAAGTATGGATTATCAAAGTAAGCACAAGCAATCATTCCTTGTGGAGTTCCTTGTTCATCCCTTAGTACGAAGATATTACGATCTTCTTTGTTAATGTAAGTACGAGCTACCTCTAGTAACTTAATCCTCGGAAGTTGGATATCTACGTTATCTCCTATGAGTTCTTCGTAGATATCTGCCAGTGTTTCTAGATCGGTATCTCGTACTTCACTAACCCACATTAGATTAGATGTCACTATTAACGCCTTCTCTCATACTCCATCCAATGATATCGAATGGTTTACCTGTTTCACTTTCAAACTTAATCTGCATAGCACGACCTTTACCACGTACCTTTAATCGTCTGAAGTTAATATAACGATTAGTTAGTGCAGGATTGTATACCTGCTGGATAGAAGACCACTTACCTTCAGAACTATCTGATGTGTAGTCATGTCGTGTATGCATATAGCAGCTAGAGTTATCTAATTGGTTTAAGAATACAAAGCAGTATCCAGGTTGGAAGAATTTCTGAGTCTCTCCGTGAATTTTAAAGCCAGTGATAAAGTAGCTTGAGTAGTCTACTATTGCACTAGGAGCACTGTAGTATGTTCCTAGTATAGTCCAATCCAAGAATATATTATCTTTAGCTTCTGCAAAGAATATGACTTCTTGTGTAGTAGAGATTTCTACAGTTGTAAGATACTTAATCTTCGGTTCATTCAGTCGTTGTGCATCTTGTACATAGATAACAGATCGTAATTTATTAATTACAGGTTCAATAGTCCAAGTATAGAATGCTTTAGTAATTGTGTTTAAACATAAGACTCTGTTATAGACATGATAGTTCTCAGGACTTAAAGAACTAGAATCATTGTACATCCACATAATTACTTCGTTACGAGTATCGTAAGTACCTGTTATAAACTTACGGTTCAACTGTGGGATATCTACAATGAGTGACTTGATAGTTGATTGGCTAAGATTTACTAACTGGAATGAGTCATAGTTAGGATCATACTGCATAGTATAGATGCCATCTTCTGCCCACCATACTGGCATACCCTTGACATCTATGATGCTATAGGGTGATGTAGTACCTACTCCTGATAGTTTTTTAATAGAGTAGTCAGTAGCTCGTAGTGCACCATTAGTACCACCGATAAGCCATACACCATTACTAGCAAAGATAACTAGTGAACTACGTAATGGGAATAGTCTTAAGATAGTACCGATCTCTAGGATCTTAATAACACCACCATCGTCAGATAGTAGTTCAAAGTAATCTTCTGATGTTGGGTCATTCTTCTGATAGCATCTACCATACTCTTCCTTGTTAACAACAATCTGAGAGAACCAAACTTTATTAGTTTCTCCTTGAATGTCTAAACCAGAGTAGAATACACGACTACCTAGGAATGCTACTGCTGTGGGACGTTGGATATTAACAGAGGAAGCAGAAGCACTAGTACTAGAGTAGATAGTCAACTCAGCTACGTAGATAGCAGCTGTTGATACAGCAGGCTTGACTACGTTAATCCATACCTTATCCCATAGTGATGTGGTATTAGAAGAGTTGATAGTACGTGCAGCTGATTCGTTAGTAGCACTTTGGTTAAATGTAATGAATCCTAGTAGTACCGGTGCAGCTGAACCAGCCTTACCATACAGTTCTAATCGGACGTTAGTAGTAGTACCGGAGTTGATATAACCATGGTCATTACTACCTGAGACTGTGACTCTTGATACGGTTACTGGTGTAGAGAAAGATCTACCGATGAAACCACCAGAGAATCCAGGGTAACCTAGGTTCTTAGTAGCACTAGCAGCCGATGCTTGTATCGTAGTACCATCATTAGCAGCTGAAGTATTAGATGTAAAATCAGTATATACTGTACCTGTAGTAGATGGGATAACTACGTCTGTAGTGGCTAATGAGAAGGTATAACCTTCACCAGCTGCGGCTGCTACTCTATCTGGATTAGCTACACTAAGAATGAAATGTCCCTTAGGAGCAGGTGAGTTACCAGGAGATTTAGCAGTTACTCGTGTAGCATCGAATGCATCCGTATCAGATGCTCTAAATAAAGCTACTTGATCTGCGTTACTTGGTAGTGAAGTTAAAGCTGTATCCCATTGTGATAATGCATCAGCTGAATGCCAACCTTGATTTAAAAGATTGTAGTAGTGTTTAGGATTGTTAGTTTTTAGCGTTGCAATGCTCTCTATAGGGCGTTGGTTGATGGTTAGGCCATCATCATACCCATCGAAATCCCGAGCCTGTAGCGTGATCGTAGAGACAGTAATCGTATCTAGAGAAGGGCTATATGATACAAAGAATGGGTCACAAGCATAGTTGACTACGAATAGATCACCGTTACCTGTAGCAAATGCACAGTCATATTCACTAGGTAGTAAGTTACTAGTAGCTGGACGACGGGATTCTAAATCAATAAAGAATGATTTCTTGTTATCTGTAACGACAGTGCTTGTTGACTGATCGTAGAAATACAAATACCTACCAGCCTGGACAACTAGTAGTGAGACATTACCTGTCCCAGCTACTGATTCCCAGAGGTAGGTTTTGTAAGATTGTGTATCTGTCTTGCTAGTAAGGGTGTAGGTAGTATTCTCTACATCAATACCTTCACGTCGAGTGACGTTGCCTTTGTTATTGAAGATACAGTTTTCAGTTTCGAAACAAGCATTCTCTGGAAACGTAAGCGCTGTCTTTTCTGTAATCAATCCTTGAATAAAGTTGTTTTCAATTGCAGTAGCAGTCTTACGTGCCATTTACTTATTCCTTGCTATCCATTTCCTGCTTCAATTTAAGGTACTCTTCATGGCGCTTAGCAGCAGCTAGTGCCTTAGATTCCTTCTTTCCAGGTACTGTCTCGTTATAAATACGAGTGGCTTCAGTCTTAGCTGAATGATAACGTACTACAGCTTTCTCTGCTTCACTAATACTAGTATAGTTTCCTTTAAGCCAGTCAGCTGTGCTTCCGCTCTTAGAGCGAATAGTCCATAGACCATAGGGGTCTGAAGCAGATAGAATATAAGTTACATCATTGTAAACTAATTCTTTAGTGCGCATTGGAGTATGGTCTTCAATGTCTTCCATCATTTAAGTTGGTCCTTAAAAGTTATCGTCTTCCGTATTTAGGAATCTTGTCAAATTCCGTACCTTCGAATACTCGACGTTTGCGTTTCTGAATCTTAATCTTTTGTTCCCTAGCTTCATTAGCTGCCTCAGCATTGTTAGTTTGCTTTAGCTCAATGAAAGCCCGTACCTTTGCTTTGTTAATCAGGTATGGAAACTGTGATGGGGCGATTTCTGGTACGAAGGTATCCACCATTTGGAATGTTGGGTATACCAGACCCTTACACATAGTCTTTTCTTTTTGTAATGTAGAGTCTACAGTTGAATTATAGGAATCAAATAGGATAGAATAGTTAGATACTGTAGTGTAGTACTGTGGGAATTTATCATTTGAGTATAGAATAGGAAAGGATTCTCCATTAGAAGAGAATATCATCTGTCCTACGTTATCATTCTCAGCTAATGAGTTCTGACGAGAAAGAAATTCATCGAATGGTAGGTACTTTACTTCTTCGTACCTATCGAATGTATCGGTATCTTCTTTAAAATTGTACTTGATAGAGGTTACATTAGTAACATCTGTAGGTACTGTCATTAGAGTGGGTTGTAGTAGATCACCACTAGCATTCAATTCGAATAGTTTCTCGTGTTCTCGTAGATTTAGATCAACAGCACTATCATAATACACGCTTTTGATGATTAATGCAACTTGATTCGACTCTACTGTGTCACTAATACTGTTTACTTCATCACTATCCATTGAGGATAGGATTAGTTGAACCATCTCTAGCAATGTTTGCTGCATCTTAGACCTTTATAAACTTAAGTAGTACTTCAAAGATGAAGATAAATCCAGCTATGACACCAAGACCATAGTTGAATTTAGTTTCTATAGCTGAGACTCGACTATTAGTTTTCTCTAATTCATTATGAAAGCAATGTTCTAGCTTTGTAATCTTTAGATCCATCTTCTCTTCGGTCTCAGCATGCTTATCTAGTCGTCGTAGGATTTCATCTAGCGTTGCTTGTATCTTTCCTAAGTCTCTGTGGATATCAGAGTCAATGATTGGTGCCATCGATTAACCCCTGCGATAAGAAGATGTCTTAGTCGCGGGTTTACACTTGTTAGCTTCCTTCTTGAGTTGGCTAATCTGTGCTTCGTATTTATTAATGATTGCTTGGTTGTCCCAAGTCTTGAATTGCCAACCACCATATACGATAGCAGCTACGATGACAGTGAGAGTGGAGAGGTTCGCAAAGCAAACCCCTACACCTTCAAAGAATTTCTTTACTACCCATACTACGCCTTCTACAGTGGCTTTAAGAGCAGGTGTGATTACATCACTAATGTTTGAGACTACATTACTTACTGATTTTAGAGTGACCATGAGTGCTATGATTCCTGCTAGTGCTAGCCCTGACCAATGAAGGGGATTAAGATAGGTAAGAAAGTTTAGTGGATTAAAGAGATCAAACATCTTCATCTTCCTTTGATGGAGTGTAACGACCTTCCTTATAATCCTGAACTGTTAGATGTTCTATGTATTTCAAGACTGTAAAGATACCGATAGCTAGACCACCGGCAATAACAAACTTATAGTTCCATAGGAAATCTTTGAATGGATCAATGATGCGTTTAGCATTCTCGAAGTTATCCATTGTAAAGAGACCAGTAACAGTAGCTGTTAACCAACCAATGAACTGTCTAAACCTTTGGATGATAGTTAGTTTGCGAGAAGTAGGAGAAAGATCAGCAACCTTAACTACAGAAATCTCTCGTACTCGCATGAGTAGTGGAATGCAACCCACTTGCTTAGAGACATGGTTCCTTTCGTACGATCCATCTTCTACGAATTTACCTTTGACATAGTGATTAGTACCACTCCAAAGATATGGTGAATTGACACCAGTATTACGAGTACGATAACCTAGACCATTATACTTCTCTAGTTCAAAGCAGATAGATTCATCGGACCAGTCACTTACTTTATCTAGACCATCATACTTAATAGCATCGATGGCAGATTCATTCCAAGTAAAAGGTGGTTCTCCTAGTGGACGACCACGAGGAACATTCCTAGTACGCTTCTGTAGTGAGTCACCATTATGTAGGTGAGTAGTGAAGTCACCATTACCTTCTAGAATATGGATAACACCAATGACATCCCAAGGAACGCCAGTGGCTTTACTTACTGCCATATAAGCATCTTTGTTCTTAAGGACTTGGGCAGCTTGTTTGTTTACCCGATCCTTCCAAGACTCCTTAACCTCCATGGTTTCTAGGAGTCTGGTATATTCACTCTTTAATTTACCAAACGTGATCATTATGAAATCCTATTAAGTAGCTGTGGTAACTGCTGTCCAATCAGTAGCACCATCTGTGTTCACGTACATACGAGTACTAGTAGAAGAACCATCAGACCTAAGGTATAGAGAACCCTTAGCTGCTGATAGTGTGGGTACTCCTGACCCGAAGAAGACACCAAAGTTAGGTGTAGCAGATACCGCTAGACCGGCCCCAGTTGAGCCACCAGCGGGGATTGCTGTGTTGGCGTGGGATACTACTGTACCACCGAAGAAACCAGCCCCTGCGTTTCCTAGACCCCCTGCGTTGCGAATGGCACCAGTAGTGGTACTCGTAGCAGCAGTAGTGTATGCAAAGTCTGTATGACCGAAGGAAATTGTAGATGGTGTAACAGTGATAGCTGAGATAGAATTAGGGAAGTCGTATAGTACGAAATTATGGAATGAATCTTTATAGAGATTCCACTTGGAAGTACTGTTATCTTGGAATGTGAAACCTACTGATTCGCCACTATTAGCAGTGTTGTAAATTACAGCAGCAATATCACCACCGTTGTTAGCTTTGAAGTTACTGTTACCTGCTGTGACAACAATACCGTTATTCATGTATGGCGCACTGGCAAAGGTAGGAGTGCCTGTGAATGCAGGTGATGCATTAAGTACGTTGAAACCAGTACCTGTACTAGTAGTAGTACCAGTACCACCCATATTGATGTTTAATGGTAGGTTGATAGTGTATGGATTGTTACCTAGAACGATGGAACCAGAATCGATGTTTGATGTATTCATCAATTCTGTAGTGACATTTTGGAATGAGTTACCAACTAATGTTACACCATAGCATGTACTAGCAAAGTCTACACCAACATCCATTCCTTCGAATAGAACACCAGTGATACTGATACCAGAATTAAAGGCACCACTTAATTTAATACACTTACCACCACTGCCTAAAGTGAATCCATTGATAGATCCACCATGCATTGTAAAGCCATGGACGTTTCGGATATCAATCCAAGTACCACCTACAGTAGCATCAGCAAAGATGCAAGAAATTAGATTAAGATTCTTAGCTTGCTTATTGGTAGTGACTTCGATACCAGATGGAATGTTATTGTAACCTAGTTCAAAGTTAGAAGAGATAATGGACCAACCAGTGGTTGGGTTTACGATTGCGTGCCCTACGTTAGCAATGGTTGTACATTTTTCTACAGTGATTACATTGTTCTCACCTGTATCACCATCCTCTAACCCAACCCATGGGTTAATAGAATGGGCAATCAGACACTCTTTGAAGTATACATCAACATTGTTTTTTAAGTACCAAACACGGGCACAAGTAAACGGAGCATAACCTTGTTTGTAGAATTGAATTCGATTGAAGGTGTTACCACTTCCAGATGGTGTAGCAGTAGAGCAATCAAAGCAAGTACCAGAGAATGATCCTGATGTGTAAACTACTTGGAAGTTATCACAAGTGATACCACGACCATCAGTAAAGTTAAAGATGTTTCCAGATCCTGATCCTGTAAAATAGAATACAGTACCTGAGTTAGCTAGGTAAAGTAGATCCTTACCACCAACACCTAGTAGTGTTATATTACGTAGGTTGGCTTGACCTATAGTACTAGTGATATAGTACTTACCTCTTGGGAATAAGAGGACACCACCCGTAGCGTTAACAGCACTAATAGCGGTATTGATATAACTAGTAACATCAGAAGTAGAAGTGTATGCTTGGATTGCAGCATGTAGATTAACAGGAATGTAGTCTAGGATATTGTAGTAAATGATATTGCTATTAGTGATGATACTAACAGGACCAGTGATATCCTGTAATCGTACAGCATCTGTAGATTGAGTTGGTGTAGGAAGATTGAGGATATGATGACCATTCATATCCAAACTTGATTGCATTGCATTAGGGGAAGTCCCATCACGAGATAGGGTTTTCTCCATAGCAGTCTGAATAGCAGCCATGTTGTTGTTGATATTAGCAACAGCACTTGACTGGTTATTGAGATTAACAAGTGGAGTGTAAGTAAATTTCATAAAGGAACTTCCCCTAAGTTAGATTAGCTGATTAGAGCTACGTTAGAAACAAGAGCGTTAGGGCGATACTTTACCTGAAGAACGATACGTCCAGCAGAGAATGTACCTACGCGCTTAGCAGTTAGTAGACCAGCATCAGTAGTAATAGTACCAACGAGGGCACCGATACCTGCTGTAGCAGCTGGTAGGATAGCTGAAACACTCCACTGAGTGGTTTCACCTACAGCGTCACATGAAGCAAGTAGGGCAGCGTTTACGATACCTGTGGTGCTTAGTGCAGTTGTACGATCTAGTTTGTAAAGACCGACTGTGTAAGATGTACCACCAGCAGCGGCAATCTCAGCAACAGCCTTTACTTCTACGATCTGTGAACCCTTGGGAATAACTACGTTATCCGCAATGATTGTACCATCAGTAGTAGGGATTGTAGTTAGGTCGATTTCGACCTCAACAGTCTTGACACCACCGGTATCGACGCCACCATAAGTGCCGCCTTGAATCTGAGTCGCCTCAGTAACACCAGTCTTAATGTAAAGACCATCAGAATTAAGCCATGTACCCATAATTATACCTCCAATTATACCTGATCAGTGTCAGTTACGACAACTACCATGTTTTCTGGACGGTATAGCTTGAAGCCATAGCGGCAAGTCGTAACATACTCGTCCTGCTGACGATCCTTGTTGTAGCTTGAGTCTACAGTAGGAGCCTGACGGATAGCACCGATAAAAGGAACTACGTCTGGTGCAGCAGAGAAGAAGAGGTTGTTAACGCCAACAGTAGAAGTTACTGAGTTGATAGTTTCTGAAGCAGAATTGCTCTTTAGGTTCTGCGAAGTATAGACATCGAAACCGTAGATGTTCTTTACGAAACGCATACCTGAAGAGATACCACTAGAGACAATACCTTCCCACTGTGGGTTATTACTTACGTTTGAAATATTGGTAATTGTATTGACAGCGTACTCGACTGAAGGATCGACGATAGCTACGAGATTAGTAGCTGGTACGTTAGCCTTCTGAAGAGCGTATAGTGCACGAGCAAAATCGTTTACTGACATTGTCTCGTTAGTACCGGAACCGATGAAGCGATGCTTTGCACCGTTGATCTGGTTATCGCTATTGAGAGTCTGAGCACCAGGACCGAGGGCTAGAATCGCAGCTTCCATGGACTTCATGATAGCGCGATTCTGCTTTGGTACGAATGAAGAGACTAGCTGTGACATGACATAGCTATCCTGCTTCATCTTATTAGTGATAGCAGTAGCAGATGCCTTGTAGTCTGTGATGGAGAAGGTGAAGTTACCAGTATCCATCGCAGTGTAACGAATTGCCTGACCTTCAGCGTAATCGTAGACCTCAGCCTGACCGATTGATGGGATGTTAAGTGTATCACCATCAGGGAAGTCAGTAATGAGATCAACGTAGCTCATGGCCATTAGATCGTCTAGAAGCACTTCTTTAAGCTGAGTGCTCCAAAGACTGGAACGGATAAGATGATCCGTTGCGTTAGTTTGAAATGCCATTAATTAACTCCTAATTACTTTGGAATATCTAGCTTACCCTCCATAGCTAGACGGTGGATTTCGGATTGGGTCTTGCGTGAGAAATAAAGGCTAGGGTTTTCTTTACGCAATTTTTCAAAGTGCTTCCAATCACGTTCACCAAGATTGTTTGGATTGGAAGTTGGAGCAACACCACCACGAGGGGGTGGAGAATACTCACTACCTTTAGATTCACGAATCTCTAGAAGGCGAAGCAAGGCATCTGGATGTGTCTTACCTAGATTATCAATAAACGCTTCTGAAACCTCTAGCTGCTGCGCTGCAACCTTTAGCTTCTCTGGAAAGTTAGGACCCCAATGCTTAGCAAGCTCTTGCTTGACTTTGCTTAGGTTATTAGTTTCCTCTTGTTTGCGCATACGTTCATTGAATTGCTCTTCTACGATGCGATTAATATCTTCAGGCTTTATACTTTTATCTTCTACCCGTTCACTAGGAGCTTGTAGGCTTGTAGGTGTTGGCGTAGTAGGTGCTTGGGATGAGGAAGTCTTCATCTTGTCGATGAACTGTTCCATAGTTAGTCGTCGGTCTAGTTCTTTGCGAAGGTCATCCTGTTCACGTTCGAGCTTCTTGATATGCTCTTCCTTCTTTCGTGTAGCGTAAGCTAATGCTTGCTGATCACGATAAGGCTTCCCTTCACCAACTAGTTCTGAAAAATGATCTGCATTAGGGTCGATAGGTAGCAGAGTAGTATCATTCTTAGTAAATAAATCCATTAGGATTGGTCTCCAATCAGGGTTAGGACTTTTGTCAGTCCTTCTTTTAATCCATTATTATGAGCTTGTTTATAAGCCCATGCTGGGTTACTATAATCGGTATTCTTATCTAGAGTAGCAATCTCTTCTTTGATCAATTCTCTTAGTCGTTTAAAGGTCTTGTCGCCTTCTAGAATTGTCTGATAGGAAACCAGCTGTGATTTTTGCTGGTCCCTATCTTTAATATTGCTAACCCATACGATGGGTAGTTTCATTTGTTATCCATTCAATAGGGCAGGATCAGCATCACCAGGAAGGTGATTAGTAGGTGTTGAGGACACCATGGCTACATCCTGTTGTGCAGAAGCTTGCATCTTTGCAGCATCAGCTTGTTCTGAGATACGGATGAAAGGCATTACAATCTGATCATCATCTAGATTGAGTAATTCTTCCCACATCTTAGCTAGCTTAGTACTAGAGAAATGCATTAGGATCGCAGGATCAGAACCAGCACGAGAATTAAAGAAGTTGTTTAAGTCTTGTACTTTAAGGGAACGCTCTGCAAAGTGTCGAGCAGCAACTGGTTTAATACGACCAGCACCTGTAATATCTTCTGCTGAAACAATACGGAAATCAGCAATCTTTAGTTCAGTATCAAACACTCGGATGGTTGTCTTATCTACCATTCGTCGTGCTAATTCTAACATTGCATTGAGAATGTTCTCAGTGATTTGACGTTCGAATTGATTAATCTTATTTTGAAAGATACGACCTGCTGCTAGTTCTAGACGCTGTACTTCATACATTGTCTTCTCACCAGGAGTACGGAAGCCTGATGCTTCGCGTGGTGAACCAGCCATCTCTTCCATTTTAGCTTCTAGTTCCTTAATCTGCGTGTCAGCAGAAAGGACTTGAGAATCAATGGTAATAGGAACAACGTCTCCACTATCACCACAATAGATGCGTTCGAATGGTCCCCAATCAAAGTCTTCTACATGTCCTTTGATCTTTAAGACAGGTAGTGCAGTTAAATCAAATACGTCAGCTTTTAAGTTTTCTAAATGATCGATGCGGTATTGCATACCCACTAGGTTGTCTAGTGGACCCATAGCCCAGAGGTTATCTGGACGAACACGCCAACCCGCATGATAGATAGGTGCGGCACCAAAGTAAGAAGGATTAGGCCGCTTAGATAAAAGCTTATGACGATCAACTACACGGATCTCGTGGTTACGAAGATAAGTCCTAGTGTTGACATCATAGATATCACCATAGAAGGTGAGTAGTTCTACTGTACTAGAAGATAGATAATCAGAGAAAGAATCGAAGCCAGCGATATCGTATAATGCATCTTTAGTAATAGTAGTTCCTACATGAGAAGAACAATTACTACGTACTTCTAACATGTAGTCTATTAGTAGCTTAGCATCTTCCCGTTGGTCTTCTGGGAAAGAGTTAGCTTCAATCATCTCTTGTACTTCACCTATAGAAATATAAGAACGAATGATCTTAGGTGCTTCTAAGAATGAAGGTGATGTTGGATTGAATACGATATCGAGTGGAGAGATACGACGGAATACTGGACCGACATATCCTACTCGTTCTTTCTTATTATCAGAAGCAGTCTGGGTCTTGTCTACCCATTCTGGCATTACGAATACGTTTCCATAATCGATGTAGTCATAAACTGCTTTGACCATCTCATCGTAGAATTCATTACGATCAGCTACCCAACGCATATAGTTCTCAATGGTTTCAACCTTACTATAGGTTTCGTCATGAGCTTCCTCACCTTCCCACTTCATCCATTGACGACGAGGAAACATAGAGGCAATATAGTTAGCATGAAGGTTGTCTCTGATTTGACAGAGCTTAGGGATAGTAGTTTTGTTAGACCAAGGGAGTTTAGCATTAGAGGTCTTAGTAGTATCAGTAGCAAAGATGTACTGTTGAATCTCCTGCCATTCTCGTACCTTAGCAGCACGAGCATTCTCCCAAGTCTGATAGTTACGAGCAATCTCACAACCCAATGTATCAGGTGTTAGAATGGTTTCTAGCTCTAAAACTTTTCCAGCCATTAGTATCCGCCAAATCTAGGGTTATAAGAAACTTGAGCTTTGCGTTCATGTGATATCGTATTATTGCCTATGAATGATGGGGCTACCATAATTTCCATACATGAAGCTAAAGCGTCTTTAATATCGTCGTGTTGTGGACGTTGGTTTACTAGTTCTTCTTCTAGTAGTTCACAGTTACCACCAAGATAATGCCACATTTGTTTATTGACATACTTAGATTGTAAGGCAGCTGCGATACGTTCTTCTTTAGAACCCCTCTTAGGATTGTTATCATCTAGAGAAAGAGCTAAACCATATCGTCTAATGTAATTCTCTTTTATATCTTTAACGATCATACTCTGAGCTTGAGTCACCTCGGCTCTTAGTTTGTTGTATCCCCACTTCATATGAGTTCGTAGGATACGATCAAAGTATTCAGAGATTAAGTTAGTCTTGAATCGTTCGATATCGAGAACATAATAGTTATTCTCTCTATCGATGCCTACGACAACAAGAGCAGTATAGTCTGCTTCTTTACGTAGGGAGAAAGCGAAATCGATAGAAGCAAAGACATTAAGTCGATTTGCACCGTAGTACCATTTACCTGACTTCTGATTTAGAAGTGACTTGTTGTAGTACTGAAACATAGAAGACTTAATTGTTGAAGAGCCGGCATCGTTAGGGTTGTTGTAATACTGCGCTCTAAACTTAACTAAGTCTGCGTATTGTGCTTTCTTCTTAGAGAGAATGTTTCTATCGAACCCAAACCACTTGCCATCTGGGCGTTGCTGCCTTGGCCATAGGAACTGTCCAGTTCCATCTCCTTGATCTTCTACTTGTCGTTCAAAGACTTCGTATAGTGGTTCAGTAGCGATGACATCACCGTCATCATTGTATAGTTCATAGTTCATTGAGTACATATCACCATACAAATCCTTTGGATGGTAACGAGTACCTACCGCCCATAGGCGGCCATCTGCACCAGCGATAGATGCTAAGTAAGATACTTGATCACGTACCTTAGTACGTCCTGCTTCGTCATAAGCAGTCTCATCAATTACAACGTCATCAAGTACAGCAATATCACAATGAAGACCAGTAATTGTGGTAGTAAGGCCAGCAGTGAAGATAGTAGGATCTCGAATAAGCTCTTCTTCACGTAGTGGGTGATCGACATGAATTTCTGTTTCCGTCCACTTAGATCGCTTACCTTCTTCTACATTAACCATCTCTGGCCAGTATGTAAGGTAGGTCTTGCTAGTAAGGATATCTTTAATAAACTTTAGCTGTTTGATAGCTAGTTTGCTAGTAGAAGAGATGTAAAGAATTCTGATAGCAGGGTTCTTAGTAATCTCCCAGGCTACTCGATAAGCGATCATAGCAGACTTCTGGTGATCTCGTGGGAGTAGTACTAATTGATGGGACTTAGCTTCTGGTCTTGTCCACCATTGGATTAGTTCTTTATGTACGTGACCTAGTACACGATTAGGATGGATAAGAGCGATAAACGATTCTAAGTCTCGTAGTGCTGCTTCTTTATTCAGGTCTTGTTTGGTTTTCTTTGTTGTCACAGAATGGATACTCACTTCCCATAAATACAGGAGACACCACTCCGGTGCTCAGTAGTTTTAAATCTAATGATGGTGCTACGTAGATAAAGAAGTTTTCATTATTAGAAGCTGCTTCACGATCAGAGACCAACCTACAAGTTTCATTAGGTAGGTCTATTAAGGATTGATCTACGTCGTGCTTTGCTATGTTGATAAAGAAACCAGGAATAGTGATAGAAGTATCTTCACCAGTAGGGATTGTAATAGATAGATTAGGAATAACAGAACCTACCCATTCACCATCTACTACGTAATCAACTAGTGTAGCCTTAGCTTCATCTTCACTAGCAAACATTAAGACATGATCGAAATAAGACATATACGTATCCTTAAGTAGTGATAGCCACTAAATCAGCATCTTTACGTCTAGTGCTCCATAGAGCAATCTTAGCAATAACAATGTTAGCTACACCTACTGCTGGATTCCAAGAAGCAGAACCAATATAAGCTTTAGTCATTGTCTCTAATGGTGGATTAACACTAGTATCTGGTATAGCAGCAGCACCATTCAATGAGAAGGAACTATTATTGTGACCGTAATACATAGCTACTTTAGTCAATGCACCATCAAATGTAGGTGTACCAGTAAAAGAAGAAGTTTGATCTATGTTATTAGAAAGTACTGTACCTTTGACATCACTAACATGATTGATGAAAATAGCTTCAGTAGGATTGTTACTAGTAGGTGATAGGCTAATAAGGTAGCTATTAGTCGTAGATGTAGAAGGCTTGGTATAGAACTCAGAATATAGTGTGCATTGCTGGAAAGAAGAAGCAGTGGCAATTGTAGTAGTAGTGGGGACTAGATCAGTATATGTATCTAGCTGTTCTAATTGAGAACCCCATAAAGAGAATGTACCACCTGACGTAACAGCTGAATTTCGATATGGATAGATACGAATAGAAGAACAATCAGCAGGTGTCGTGAATGTAAAATCAAAACGTAGCCATACACCAGAAGTTAGAGTTACATTAGGTACTTGGTTATTATAAAGTAATACGGTATTAGTAATATCATAGATAGCAAACTTGTACTCAGCAGAAAGGAACGTACCTAGATTCACATACTGAGAAAAGGTATAAACAGTGTTTGGTGTAACGGGAAAGGTTTGGTAGAGACATTGATTAGCACTAGTATCAACAGTTATAACATCAGCAGTTAAAGAAGAATCAGGTGCTGTAGCAGTATTAGGTGCTACTGAGACACCAGCAGTCTTTCCCCACGTAGCGTCATCATAAGAATTAGACTGTAGTGCTAGATTAGTAGTAGTGGTAACCAAACCAGTATTGAAAGCACCAGAAGATAGTAGTGCACCGGTATCAGGAGAACGAGTAACTTGTGTTCCTACAGTCGGAATGTAAGAAGAAGCAGCATTTCCTGTTTCTACTTGGATTCCCCAAAGTTGGATAGTACCTGAATTTACAGGTGGAGTAGCGAATGATGTAGGTTGCCTATAAGGGAATACACGTAAGTTAGTAGCACCTACGGTAGAAGTGAATGTGAATGATACACGTGACCACATATTCTGTGGTAACGAAGGCAAAGCTTGAGTGAAGAAGGTAACTGTAGTTTGGTCAGCAATACCAATGACTAAATCGGAAGAAGGAAAGTTATTAGGTTTAACATAGAAAGAAAGAGTATAAACTGTACTAGCAGCAACACCAACAGAAATAACCTGATAAAGATATGAGTTAGCGTTACCAGCTGTTTGATTGATAGTAACAGCTGTTTTAGTACCGTCTGGTGCATAATCAGAATTGTTGGTAATAGTGATACCACCACCTACATTCCAATTAGCATTGATGTCTTGAGAACTGTACACTAGATTAGTGGCTGCTGGTTCTAAGAGAAGACCTAAGGGTTTACCGGTACCTAGCTCATGAGTGAGTCTAGCTGTGTTAACAGCAGCTGTATCTACCATTCCTTTATTATTTACGAAGGTAGCTGTTGAAGCACGACTAATAGAAAGATTAGATAGTAGATCCTTATATACAGAACCTTCCTTGTATGTCTTGTTGACAAAGTCGAACTCTACATTAGCTGTAAAGTTAGAAGGAGGTGTAATTGCAAATGAACCACTAACAATAGTACATCTAGCAGCACCAGTAAATAAATTAGTAGTGAATGGTGGAAGACAAATGTTTCTATAGCCTTCAGGAGAGTACGCAGTGGTTTGTTGTGTGGTGGTAGAATCAAGAGTTACTTTAACTAGCATAGCACCACAAGGATGATATAGACCCCTATGGATAGCAGGATTACCTTCGACAACATACATAGAACCATCAGGAGCATTGAGACCAGTAAGAGTGGTCCCATTGACTACTGTGATCCTAAGCGAGCCATCATCTGCGTATAAAAAGTTGGGCATCAATACATCCTAAATAGAATTAGCGAAAGAATACGTATGAGTATGCCGGAGTGATCTGTACGAAGGACTAGCCAAAGGCCGAAGGTCTTTGGGTATGTCCGATCCATCAAGAGGATATCTTCGCGTGAGCCCTTAAGGCGAACGCAGAAGAGGAGAACTTAAAGGTGATGTTGATATACCCCCTGCCCCCTAGTACAATATAGAACTATTAAGTAACTACTATAGTGATAACTACTAATTGTAACCTTAGTAGGTTCAACCCCGGTTTCGTTTCACTCAACCACCCCTTAAGTAAGGGGATATACATTTAATAATGTAATTATACACTAGTGGGAAGTCATTGTCAAGAGAAATCGTACAAATTGTTAAGAAAATTATGTAGCAAAAATTTTGTGACGTATTTTTAAGGGGTTATTCCTCGCCGCCGCCTACCCCCGGCACCCCCATTAACCCTTGTTAACTTAACCTTTTCTTAAATAAATTTAATTTAACTTCATAGATTGTATGAAAATGGGATTCTGAGGGTGCGGCATGTTGTCGCAGGGTCTAGGATGTTAAAGATTTGTCAGAAAATTTGTAAATTTCCCGCCGCCACCTGCGGCCTGGTACACGCCTAACCCATTAAGATTGTTAATCTTTCTCCAAAGGAAGACGCGACAAGCGTCGTGAGCCCTCCGCCCATGTCGGTGTTGTGGATGTGGCCGCCGGTCCAGCACATGATCTCGCCGTCGTGGAACACCGGCTTCCACAGGTGCAGGTCGGGCGTGTGGGTGGCGAGGAAGCCGCTGTAGGGATCGTTGGCGAGGCGCGTAGGGCTTGCCGCTCGGCCGATGGGTCATCGCCCCGGGCAACACGCCGAAGGGCTTCCTGCGCGATCCTACGGGCTTCCTCGATGCTGAAAGCGTCGCTAGACGCGACTTAACGGGGTACCCGCCGGTCGAGAACAGCATCTCGCGCACGCGATAGACCTGGTTAGTTGTTTTGTCAGAAATTATGTGTATATACCTGACCAATAGAAAGCCCGAGAGGTGGCATCAGATGTCTGGCGTAGCTGACAAAATCTTGAATCGTGTGCGCGGTCATGGCCGGGGGGTACGCGTGTACATCCCGAAGGACTTCCTCGACCTGGGCAGCCGTGCCTCCGTCGATCAGGCCTTGTCGCGTCTGTGCAAGGCCGGGACGCTCCGTCGTGTGGGTCGCGGTCTCTACGACTGGCCTCGCCATAGCGTCGTGCTGGATCAGCCTGCTCCCGCGAGCATCGATGCCGTGGTGGATGCCGTGAAGCGGCGCGCCAACGTCCAGGTCGTGCCGGGAAATTTGGCTGCCGCCAACGCGCTCGGGCTAACTCATGCGGTGCCTACTCGCCCGGAGTTCCTGGCAAGCCGTCATCTTGGCGATGTCACGATCGGCAATCGCACGGTGACTTTCAGCGCCGCCGGTGCAGTTCTGTCCCCGTGGCTCGACACACCGGCAGCGGTTATCGTGCAGGCACTCGTTTGGCTGCATGACAATGCCAGAGACCGATTGACTGATGCCGTTCCGACCCTGCGCAAGCAGGCGTCAAACGACGCAAAGCGCTCGTTGGCGAAGGGTCTCAACAAACTCCCGGGCTGGGCCATTCCAGCCGCTCGCAGCATTGTGGAGAATCGGGCACCACCGGCAGCATCGGCACGCCGACACGCTCGTAGTCGCGGAAGCGGTCGCTATAAGTCATTAACTCCAAAGTAACTTGTCTATGGAATCCTGTGATTGTTCGGAGCTAATAGCGAACTCGCTTCGCTCGTTCTTCAGTCGAGTAAGACGCGACTAGCGTCGCTTAGCTTCGGATAAGGCACTCACGGTGCCTTGCACTAGCTGCCATCCCCTAGACGGGAACCGGCTAGCAACGGGGATGCTTTGATCACGGGCATGGTGTAGCAACCTTGCCCTATGGTTAGAGTACATCCACTAGGTAACGCCATGGGCAACATGGTGTTGTGCGAATTGATGCCGTGCCATCGAAGCGATAGCAGTCCCGTTAGGCAATCCAGCGGGGCGCGGGATATCCTTTGCTAGTCGTGTTTCGTATCGGTTACGCATGACCTATGCACACTTGCGAGTGTGGTTAGGTGTAGCGTATGCGGTACTTCAAGTCACACTTGCGAAGCCATATCACCCATATGATCGTTATCCTACCTTCCATATCAAGCGACACTAGTCGCGTCTTCCGTTATCGACAAGGGAGTCTGCCATGTACCGCTATGACCGTAAGAATGACAAGCTAATGACAATCGACACGGCCAAGCCTCACGAAATGCCGGACGTTATCCAGTATGAGCCGACCCGTGGAATGATGCGTGGTGTGCCTAAGGTGTATCCGAAAAGCCACGATAACTCTGGCAAGTGTGCCAAGGTATCGGGCGGCTATGTTCAATTGAAGTATTCGCGTTAAGACGCGACAAGCATCGCTATAGGATCAAGCCGGACAATAGCCCGGCTTTCGTTCCCTTACGACGCCTATTAACATCGTGTTAGTAGGTCTTTTAAGGGAACAAACTACAATGGCAATCGCTGTTACCAAGGATGGTGCTACGCTTTCCAAGCTCATTACGGGCATAAGGCGTCGCACTGCTTCGTTGCAAGCGGACATGCATGTCATCGCTGTCTCATGCGTCATGCACGCCGTCGAATTCGGCAATGCCTTGCCTGCAACTCAATTCGTCGAAGCTCTGACCGGAGGCAGCAAGTCGTATGCCATCCGTGTGAATGCTTTGAAGAAATGGTTCGAAGAAGTCGGATGCTTCACTTGGAACAAGGAGGAAACTCCGGGCTTCAAGATGAACGCCGCTCGTCGTGCCATGCTCAAGGGTATGGACGAAGCCAAGGCTATCGCCACCTTGTCTAAGGTTCCGTTCTGGGAATACGCACCGGAACCGGAGTACAAGGGCTTCGACTTCAATGCTCGCCTTCTGTCGCTCATTTCCCAAGCGAACAAGGCCAAGCGTGAACACGGCGACGACGAAAAGACCAAGGTTGACGATACCTTGATCGCATCTATCCAGATGTTGCTCAATCGTACCGATGGCGACGACGACAACAGGGCTTCCGTTCCTATGATTGAAGCCGCTGTACTGGAAGCGTCCAACGTCGACGGCACCTATACCGTCAACTAGGACGCGACAAGCGTCGCTATAGAAGGCCACACTCCAATAGCGAACTCGCTTCGCTCGTTCTTCACAAGAAACTGTAAGACGCGACAAGCGTCGCTATAACTATACCTCGGTTAAGCTAACGCTTAGCCGGGGTTTTTGTGTTCTCATCTTAAAGCGATGCTTGTCGCGTCTGGAGCTATCACTATGGCTGTCATTCGGATCGAAGACAAGGATCTTGCTCGGCTTGCGAAGACCGGCAAGAAGAATCACACCACGTCTATCACTATCTACGTTGACGAGGTGAAGCCTGTTTCTCGGCATCGCTATGCCATCAAGCGTGGCAACGAGACTGTCATCGTCAATCGCGATGCCGTCACTACGGTCTACGCTAAGACGCGACAAGCGTCGCTTGGACCGAAGCTCTACAAGGTGAAGGCATCGGCTGCCATCCTCTCGTCTCTGGTGTGAAGGAGAAATGTTAGACGCGACAAGCGTCGCTATGTGATCTTTGCCATCCTCTCTATCGTCTATGTCATCTACGTATGGAGCAACTAGCTATGAATCCCAACGATACTAAGATGAAGCAAGCACACCTTCAATCCGATCATAGGTGCCATTGCAATCTCAAGCCGAAGGACTGCAAATTCCCTGACTGCAACGCTGATCGCACACCCAAGCACATCATGCAGACTGTGGTGTCGCTTCTCCCTCCCCTCGCCAAGCATCTGATGGCTCACTGACCATGCTCTTCTTTGTATACGGCACCCTGATGGAATACTCAGGGCGTATGACTCAGTTCTCTCCTGAAGCACACAAGATCGATGACTTCGTACTCGATGGTGCTGTCATCTATTCTTTGGGAGGTTACCCTGGTCTCATCCTCACTGATGACAACACCGATTCTGTCAAAGGTGAGGTATGGTTTGTCCCTGATAAGGACATACCTAAGTTGGATCGCTATGAATCTGAAGGTTACCTCTACCTCAGACAAGTGGTCACGATCTTCAACGATATCGATCCGGTATCTGCGTACATCTACAACCACGATGTGAATGGGTGTACTAAGATACCAGACGGTAACTGGTTGCAGTACATCAACAAAGCAAATAGCGACGCTTGTCGCGTCTAGAGAGGTGTTCATGCGTAAGATACCAACCATTGGTGAGCAAGTCAAGCACATGCTCGTCGCCCTCGCCATTACCGGTGTGTACATTCTCATCTGTGCTGTACACTCGATCGATATCCGTGCTGTCTAATCAACCTCTAGCCTTATGAAAGGGTTTCCAAATGATCGTCTCTACTGCCAAGGCTCGCTCCCTCAAGCAAGGTGATACCATCAACACTCCCTCGGGTAAGGGTATCATCGGCCATCTGCGTAAGGTGAGCTACGAAATCCCTGCTCGCACTGTCGAAGCTGTCGTCATGGATGTGACGATGGAAGTCGGCATCGATGGCAACAAGGGTCAGCTTGTCCAGACTGTCCAGTGCTGGGCTGATGATGAAGTTCCTATCATGCGTAAGCAAGGCTTCTGGTCTCGCTTGCTTGCTTCGCTCAAGCGTACTCCGAAGGCTACCTCTACCGAGGTGGCTGCTATCAAGGCTGAGTTCAAGGGTACTCTCTAATGAAAGTAGAACTACAGGACTTTTATAGTAAGAATACACCACCAGAATATTTAAAGGTGAATTCTTTTCCTTTCTATGGTAAACCGTACTTCGGTAATAAGTCGGTTTGCTCGTACCAATTCAGACCTGATAATGAAGAAGGAACTATCTACCGTACACCACTAGCACCATGCTACGCTTCTCTGGCTTTCAATCCACGCACCAACTATAAGTACCTCGACACCTCTCTCTACATTCTTCATGAGAAAACTTATGACGCATCTCTTGCGTACTACAAGTTTCTCATCGAGGATGAACGATCCCCGTTCCGCAAGTACCAGAAATACTTTTCCATTCAGTATGATTCTGAAGGGAGGGTGTCTCACCTAACTACTAAGCTCGGGGAAATCGAAATGAATTCCGAGCTTATGTGTTTCTACATCGCTACTCGTGCACCATATGAGATGTCAGGTAATGTGGTTGCATTCCATGAACTGACTAAGAAGGGTGTCGATCCTCGTGTAGCTTTTCTTGCATCCTTCTATATAACGTATATCGAAGATAAACTTTTCTATTCTCCTGCTGATCGAGGACACTCTATGTTTGGCCCTATGTATGGGCCACCTCACTACGATGCTTTCTTTCATGGTAAGTTTGCACCTTATGTCAGGGATAAAGGGTTGTATGAGTATATCTTTCATGGTAACGACCCTATCCCGGAGTTTATCGGTGTCAAGTCCATTTACAAGGGGCCTTTTGCTTACATGTATGATAGATTGACTAGGAAAAGTAATAGTGAATATGTCATCGAACTCAAGATCGATGATGTTGTCAAGTATTTGACCACTGCATTCAACAAGTATCTGTGAGGGTGTATGAATAAGGCTACCGACTACGGCATGAAGTATACTTTCTTCATGCCAACCAGTGACCATCAAGTGATATCATTCCTCACTAAGAATGGCCACTCTGTTGTGTTTGCTAATGAGAAGAATGTCAAGGCTGACATCGCCATCTTCACCGGTGGTGCTGATGTTCATCCCTTCTTGTACGGTGAGGATGTCCTCAAGTCTACGTCTGTGGATATCCGAAGGGATAAACGAGAGATCAAGATGTTTCGTTCTCTCCCTGTTCAGATGCCGAAGGTGGGTATCTGTCGTGGTGCTCAGTTCCTCAATGTCTTGTCTGGTGGTTCTCTTTACCAGCATGTGAACAAGCACACCGTACCTCATGATGTATACTCTGATATGTTCTCGACTCCATTCAAGGTATCAAGTACTCATCATCAGGTGATGCGTCCGGCTGAGCACGGTTGGGTTATGTGGTTTGCTCAAGAAAGTACCGAGGCCCACACCGATACCGAAGTAATCAACACCGCTAAGAATGCTGACTTCATCGAACCGGAGTTGGTATGGTACGAGAACACCAATTCTCTGTGCTTCCAAGGTCATCCTGAGTACGATGGTTATCCTGAATTCCAAGAGGCATTCTTCGAGAACATCCACAGCATGTTCCAAGGTGATGTTCTTAGGGATCGTGAGAAAAGGAAGCCTGCTTAATGTGTGGTTTGTTTGGAGTACTATCAACCAACTATGCACCGTATGAATGTGAGTTCTTAACCGGTCTTGGTTGGCTTTCCAATTTCCGTGGTGACCATTCTTCTGGTCTCGCTATCGGTATGGATGACAAGTCACGACAGCATGGCTTCCGTACCTGTACCATCACTCGTGTTGGTGGTACTGGTGCATTGTTCGAAGCTGCTAACGTGCAAGAGAAACTGCGTACTAGGGATGTTCGATTTGTTATCGGGCATTCTAGGTTTGCTACTCATGGTGCTATCACTCGTGAGAACGCTCACCCTATTGTCGAGAGCCACATCATCGGCACTCACAACGGTACTATCAATGCTCTTGCACCTCCTAAGGATAACGAGGCTATCGAATCTGATAGCCGTCTCTTCTACCGTCTACTTGCTAAAGAAGGTATTGATGCAGCAGTGGACAAAGCACACACTGGTGCTTATGCCCTAGTGTGGGTTAACGCACGAGACGGTACTCTCAACTTCCTTCGTAACGACAAGCGTCCTCTATTTCTTGCTCGTACTAAGGCTAATGATACTGTCTTCTGGTCATCGGAACGTAGTTTCATAGAGATGGTTAACTCTCGTACCAATGATAGGTGTGAGAATATCATCTCTCTTCCAACCGATACCCTATTCTCTACCAAGACAGATGAAATCGACTTCACAAAACGAGAGGTTAAGAAGTCGTACACTCCTGTACGTAGCTTTCTTCCAGCACCTTCTAAGAAAACATTCGGACCCGACAATGTGGACATTCACACATACATCCAAAGACAAGCAGATCCACCAGTCGATACTAAGGAACGGAAGAAACTTAAGCTTCTCTTGAAGGGCAAGTTTTACCGTGGTTTCAATTGTGATAAATGGAATGTCAAGGATGCTACCAATCGTTTGAAGAAAGGATGCACCATCACTGGTGAAATCCCTAACGTGTTCTCTAGTGTGTGGTGGTACTCACCTACTGAGTTTGTTACCAACACTGTGTATCACGATAAGGAAGTGATTAAGAACTTCTTCCCCGAGGGAACTGTGTTCCATTGGGGTGGTGTTTATGAACATAACAAAGGTGCTGATGTCCGTATGCTCGGTCTAACAGGTGAAAGACATGCAATCCACTAAAGGTGTAAAGATTACTGTTGGGTGTGATCCTGAGTTTTTCCTTTGGGATACTAAGGATAAAGCCTACGTCTCTGCTCACACCATGGTGCCAGGAGATAAGAAGAAACCTTTCAAGGTTCCTAATGGTGCCATTCAAGTAGACGGTACTGCTGTGGAATTCAATATCGATCCGGCTTCTTCTCCTAAGAAGTTCGCTGATTCTACTCAGTCGGTGTTGAATTATCTTCGTAAGACTATCGATCCTCGGTACGAATTTCGATTCGTTCCTGCTATCCACTACGATAAGGATTACTTCAAGTCCCTTCCCGAGCACACCAAAGAACTTGGTTGTGATCCTGACTTCAATGCTTATACTAGTAAGACCAATCCCAAACCACCTGCTGATAAGGTAGGCACCATGCGTACTGGTTCCGGCCATATCCATATTGGTTGGACTAAGAACGCTGACATCACTGATCCTAACCACGTATGGGATTGTGAGTTGTTTACCAAAGCCATGGATGCTGTGTTCAAAACTCATTCTATCTTTTGGGATAACGATACACAACGTCAAAAACTGTACGGTAACTACGGTGCGTACCGTCCTAAGCCCTATGGTGTAGAGTACCGTGTTCCTAGTAATGCTTGGTTGGCTAAGCCTATTCTTTATCCTTGGTTAGCTAAGATTTGTCTTGCAGTCTTCAACTCACTGGAAACTGCTGCTGATACATTTGCTAGGAATTTTCGTTACGTTAATACTCCTAACTTTTATAACATAAAGTCCCATTATAATGACTTCAATTACTACCATGCTAAAGATAAAAATAAATACCCATCATTCTTCTCTTATTACAATCCAGCTAGAAATGCTTACATGAACACCGCTCCATTTTTCGATGATGCTAGGATGCCTGAGATAGAAGAGTGGACTCCTGAGTTTTCTAAACCCGTGTGTAAAACCGAAATTTGGTGAGACATGTTCGGATACATCAACATACAAGATCTAACATCATTCATGGATGGAGCGATCGTCCTGTATGATGGAATCCCTGGCTACGTTCGTGCTAATGCAGCCAATGATGGTAAGACTGTTAACTTCTACTCTTTGCATGGTGCTCCGGCAAAGGTGATCGATATCACAGACGATAAGTTCTCTTGTCGTAACATCGATCTAGGTTATATGCAGTACGGCACCAATGCTGTGTATGTCGAACGCCGTCCTATGCGTATCTTCAAACAAGGAATTGTCCGTAACCACTTGACTTGTGGTGGTCGTGGTATCGAACGTGATGCACTCTACACTAAGTCGTTTGCCAGTTGTATCTCTGGCTCACACATGACATTCAAGGTTGCAATGAATAAGATCCTTAACTCAGAGGACAGTCGTGCATCCTATGCTTTCCATCGTCACTTTGCTTTGCAAAAGACAGACGATGTCATTACTTTGAAGTACCGTGATGTAAGTGTTGCTGTTCATTCCACCTCTGGTTGGAAGCTCATCACTACTAATAAGTTCTCGAATGAACTGATCACTATGATCAAGGAATGTGGAGGCCCCGATGTTATTGGGTGAAATGTTTAAGAAGACTGTCGAAGGTGAAGTCGGTATCGAAGTAGAACAAGAGTTTCAAAACTACATCGATCCATTCGATAGCAATACGTGGACCACACATGAAGATGGTTCGTTGCGTAATGCAGGGTATGAGTACGTAACTAAGAAACCAATCCATCGTACCGAAGTTGAAGGTGCACTTACTTCTCTTGCTACCTTCCTCAAGAAACATGACAAGATCAACGATCACAACTCACCACGTACTTCTATTCATATCCATATCAACACACTCGACTGCACTCCGCAACATGTTTGGAGTTGGGTGTTTGCTTACTGGTTGTTGGATACCCTGATGGTAGAGTTGTGTGGTATCTATCGTGTCACCAATCTCTTTTGTCTCAGGTTGAGGGATGCAACTAACATCCTTGGTATTGTCGAAAACGAACTCATGTCTACTAACTACCCTCACTTCGATACGTTCAATGGTGATGGGTTGCGTTACTCATCGCAGAATTTGATGGCACTCTATAAGTTCAGGTCCATCGAGTATCGTGCTAAGGGTGGTCGGTTCAATCCAGATGATACTAAAGAATGGATCGAAGCACTCCTTGCTATCAAGGATGCTGCTAAGGAGTTTAATACTCCTGCTGACATCATCTCTTACTATTTCTCTGTCGGTCCCAATGCCTTTGCTCGTAAGTTTCTTACCAATGCGTACTACAATAAGGTTGTTGGTATCAACAAGTATCAAGATAAGATGCTTTATAATGCCCGTCTCCTTATGATGCTGGCTGGTAAGATCAACTGGGATAAGATCCTATCATCCAAGAATGATACTACATTCAAGTATTATTCTAAGCCTAAGAAGGAGGCGAAAATGGAGCAACCACTGAACTTAGAAAATGTATTGCGTGCTAATAATGCGTTTCTACAACAAGATGGTGTTCTAATTGCCCAAGATCTTCTACGTAATGCTCGTCCTCGGAGGAATGGAATCTAATGAAGTTTGCAATCCGCGCATACAAGTCATACTCTGAAAGTGCCCGTGCTTTAGCTGACAAGCTGGGGTGTAAGGTACTTCGTGATCGTGGTAGTACCTTTCGGTACAACCCTCGTCGCCACAAGGTTATCAATTGGGGAGGTAGTGTTAACTCTCACGGTGTTTCTAACCTAGAGTTTATTAATCCTCCGTCCAACACAGCTATGTCTACCGACAAGCTTCGGTTCTTCAGAGCTATTGAGTCATCTAACGATGTTAATGAACTAGTACCTATTCCACCATACACAACCAACAAGCAAGTAGCACAGGAGTGGCTTAACGATGGTAAGAAGGTGTGTGCACGGGCTTCACTTACTGGCAATAGTGGTGCTGGCCTTAGCATTCTACGCATGGGTGATCAACTTCCTGATGTCCCACTGTATGTCAAGTACATCCCTAAGACTGACGAGTACCGTATCCATGTTGTCAAGGTAAGGGATGAATACAACACTCGTGTAGTTAAGAAGAAGCTTAAGCATGATGCTCCGGCTAATCGTAACAAGCTAATCCGTAACCACGAGAATGGATATATCTTCTCTGCTAATGTCGATAACATACCATTGTGTGTCAACGTAGCTGCGATCAATGCTATTAAAGCTATGCAACTAGACTTTGGTGCAGTTGATATCGGGTACAATTCTAAGACCGATACGTGCATCGTGTATGAAGTTAACACTGCCCCTGGTATTGAGGGTACTACTGTTGACTGGTACGCAGAACAGTTTGGAAAGTTAATCTAGTGAGGTGCGCTTGTTGTGATGCCATCCTACCACCTGAACGGTGGTCTGATGTGTGCTCTAAGTGTACCTCTATCATCAAGGATGCTGTCCTAGAGATGGAGATAGCTGATCTAGCTGAGGATAAACCCACCCAAACACCTACTACTACACCACCTGAAGTGGTAGATGACTCTCCCCCTCCCTGGGAATAGGGTCTAGAAGCCTCTACGTTGACCGTACAGCGGGATTTGAGGGGTGCCCGCTACCCATATAGCCACCCACCTTGCCTGCCCTGTACGGTCAAATTTACCCAGTAACAGAAAGGAAGTTAAATCTGAGAAGGTATCATTCGTTCAAACAAAATAACTATTGACACAGTGTTGCTGATCTGCTACACTCCCTGTTGCCACATCTGAGAGATGGTTTGCTCTTGGGTGTGGCTCCCTTTTCTTTCTCTAAGGAGGGGGTAAGGGGGTGGATCACTAAGAAGGTTTATTAGTAGTGACTGATGAAAAACATTTAATTTATCATTTAAATAAATTAGGTTATAAGTCTTATAGAGAATACTTAGTTTCTGATCATTACCGTCTCGTACTAGAAGACTTAGAAAGAAAATTAAGTATAGATGATTAAATCTAAACCTATTCGTAATAAGACCCATATCCCATGTCCTAAGTGTTCCTCTTCAGATGCGTTTGTAGAGTACGATGATGGACATGGGTTTTGTTTTTCTTGTAACCAAGTTACTCGTCTTAACTCTTTTACTTATGATGATAGTAAGGACACAACTATAGTGACACAACAATACGTACCTCATAGGGGTATCACAGCAGACACACTACGGTTCTATGATGTCAAGACTAACGTAGGTGCTAACAATTATCCCATCTCTTCTGACTTCAAATACGGTAGTGAGTTCACTATCACTAGGGAATGGGATCGTAAAGCATTCAAGTCTACTGGTATCTCTGAGTCTATCAAGCTATTCGGACAAGATAAGTTTAATAGTGGTAGTGCTAAGTCAATCACTATCTGTGAAGGTGCACACGATGCACTAGCTGTGTATCAAATGCTAGGTAGCAAGTACCCTAGTGTAGCAGTAAGGTCTGCTAGTACAGCACTTAAAGACTTGCAAGCTAATCATACTTACGTTAATTCATTTGATCAAATCTATTTCTGCTTTGATAACGATGCTGCTGGTGAGAAGGCACTCTCACAATGTGCATCCTTGTTTGATGTCAACAAGGTATATCATGTCAAGCTAGACAAATACAAAGATGCCAATGACTACCTAATCAATGGTGTATCTAAAGAGTTTGTATCTGCTTGGTTCAATGCACCACAATACATGCGTAAGGGTATCGTCTCTTCGTATCGTAAGATTGCCGAACTACTTAATACCGATACTAAAGCTACTGATGCTACCTTTCCATTCCCTACGTTAGATGGTCTCACCTTTGGTATCCGCTTTGGTGAGGTGTACCTCTTCACTGCACAAGAGAAGATCGGTAAGACTGAGGTGATGCGTGCTATTGAGTATCATCTATGTAAGACTACCGATCATAACATCGGTATCATTCATCTAGAAGAACAAGAGAAACGATCTATCCAAGGTCTATGTTCATATGAACTACAAACACCATGCCATCTACCTACATCAGCTGCGTCGAAAGAAGATCAAATCAAAGCATACGAAGCGTTTACTAAGCACGATGGTCGCATCTCTTTCTATACTCACTTTGGCAGTGATGACCCAGATAGTATTCTGGATACTATACGTTACATGGTTACAGTCTTGCATTGTAAATTCATTTTCCTTGACCACATTACTATGTTGGTAACAGGATTCGAAGGTGATGATGAACGTAAGAAACTTGACTACATCTCTACTCGGCTTGCTATGCTTACGAGGGAATTGGACTTCGCTCTCTTCCTCGTCTCACATGTTAATGATGATGGTAAGACGAGAGGTTCTAGAAACATCTCTAAAATTGCTGATCTTATCGTACATCTCGATCGTGATATTGAATCTGCTGATCCTAGCCAACGTAATAGAACTAACTTATTGGTTAAGGGTAATCGTTTTGGTGGCACCACTGGCCCTGCCGGTAGCCTTTTGTTTAATAGTGATACTTACACAATCAAGGAAGTAGATGAAACCGAGTTGGCGAAGGTGCGTACCACAGCTGGAATCGTACCGTTCTAAGATTAAACTACAGGATGATGGTATGTCCCCACATCCTGATTTACGTTTAAGACCTTATGATACTACCAATATGATTGATGTTAAGGTGGTATTCATGGGATGGAATCCATATCGTAATAGGAAACAAGCTACAGGATTTGCATTCGAAGCAAATGAGGGTATACATAAACCACAAGAGTTAGCTACACTCCACTTAATGCTGATAGATGACATCAAGTGCAGGCCACCTTATAGACATAGCTTACGTCAATGGACTGAACAAGGTGTACTTCTTATCAACCGTAATATCCAACGATATAAATCATCTCGTGGGTTCTTCGATCACACTGAGTCTCATACGATACAGCATCGAACCTTGACTCATCTAGATCAATCACGTCGTGTGTTTGTATTCTTTGGCTATAGTGCACAGAAACTATCTGTGTGTATTACTCGTGGATTGGTAATTAAGTTACCGTATCCACATCCTCACCGACTAGAAGAACTGAAGAAAGCTAAGCTGTTCTCTACTATCAATAAGCATCTCGTGAAGCACAACATCAAACCTATCGATTGGAAACTAACATGATCATTGAAGATGGATTCGGTGGCTGCTGTGGTATCAATATTCTCTATGGTTTTGGCAAGACTTCTTCTGCAAGTGTAAGAAACTATGACAATGTTAAGACTGTTTTAGAAGAAGTTAAAAGGAACCTTTCTACTAAAACTGGTATCACACTCATTGCATTGAATGAAGAACAACGTCCTATTTATGAATCCAGTATCGGTACACTTGGATTCTATCCGGTAGTATTCGATGCCTACCATAATGGTCATGGTAAGAAGATCACACTCTATGCTCGGATCAATAATCCAAATAAGTCTTACATGGATGGTACTACCGTTAAGTCTAAAACTAAGAATAATATCAATTTCTAATATGCTTCCTAACTACCTTATTCAAGAGGCTATTGGTGAAGCGAATAAGTCTACTGGTGTGGGAAAGAATAAGAACTATAGATTGGGCGCTGTTCTTTTTTCTTCTGACAGTCATTTTCTGTTTAGCTCTGGCCATAACAGTTACGGTACACACCCGCTTGCTTCTTTCTACGAATATCCACACATGCATGCTGAGACAGACGCCATCATCAAAGCAGGAACAGATCACATTGGCCCAGGGATATCCTTGTTTGTTACCAGAATATTGAAGAATGGTAATCTAACCATGGCTAAGCCTTGTCCCCATTGTATCAATCTTATGAAGTATGTTGGTATTAATGAGGCTTACTATACTAATTGGAGTGGACACATCGAGTGCATGGATCTAAAACATACATAATAGATATAGAAACAGAGAGTCTAGAAGCTAAGGTATTACACCTTGTAATCCTAAAGGACATAGATACCAATGAATATTTTGAATACGATGCAAGTTCCTTCTCCGATCTTGTTCAACTATTGCGGAATGATCCCGTGTTGGTTGGACACAACATTATCAATTTCGATCTTCCTGTTCTGTCTCGGCACCTTGGTGTATCGTTTAATCAAGGGAACATTGTGGACACTCTCGTCCTCAGTCATCTCTTATATCATGCTATTAATGATGGTCACTCTTTGGATGCATGGGGAACACGTCTCGGCCATCCTAAAACTAGTGTTGAATCATTTGAATATTGCACAGCCCAACTAAGATCGTACTGTAGGAATGACGTAGATCTAAATCATAAGCTCTACCTATTCCTTATCGATAAGCTTAAACCTATGGGGTCCAAACCTATAGAGGTAGAGCATAAGATAGCTTTTATTTGTAGGGATATGCATGATAATGGATTCACCTTTAACTCGGAAGAAGCCACTAAGCTCCTTGAAGAGATCACTAAAGAGATCGAATCCTTGGATGTGGACATACAGAAAGCTTTTCCACCAGTCCTCAAACCCATTAGGGTTATCACACCTACCCTTACAAAGACAGGCACGTTGCATCTTAAAGATTTCAGATGGTACAAAGGCACTGACTTTACTATCTTCCAAGAAGGATGCCCCTTTACTCTGGTTGATTATGAACCCTTCAATCCCGGCAGCACTAAGCAGATCATTGATAGGATCGGTAAGTGGTGGGGCCCTATCGACAAGACAGATGGGCACATTGAAGCAGAACGGAATAGGGATAAAGTAAAGCTTGAAAGGGCTAGGATTTATGGATGGAAAATCTCGGAAAACAATCTCGCAACCCTATCAGAGAGTGCTCCTCCCGCTGCCCGACAATTGGTACGTAGAATTCTTTTGTCTACCAGACAGCGTACATTGGCGGATTGGATTCAATTGTCGTTGGAAGACGGTAAGATCCATGGCAACTTTAACGGAATCGGAACGTGGACACATCGTATGTCTCACACCGAACCAAACATGGGAAACGTATCTGCCAACAAAAGCATCAAGTATACCAGTGAGGAACTTAATGCTCTTGCTACTTCTTTGGGTGGCAGAATGCGTGGACTATTCAAAGCAAGTCCCGGAATGGTGCTCGTCGGTACAGATGCTGAAGGGATACAACTTAGAATATTTGCCCACCTTATAGACGATCCTACCTTTGCTCAATCATTAATACATGGAAAGAAAGAAGATGGGACGGACCCGCACTCGATCAATCAGAGAATCTTACAAGCGAATTCTAGAGATGACGCTAAGACATTCATCTACGCTTTCCTCCTTGGAGCAGGAGTTGCAAAGGTTCAATCGAT